TAATAGTTTAATATTAGAAACAAAAAATAAGGAATTATATAATACTATTAAAAAAAATGAACTAAGATACAAAGAAGTAAATAGTAATAGTTTATTATTAAAAACAAAAAATGAAAAATTAAATAGTAATAGTTTAATATTAGAAACAAAAAATAAGGAATTATATAATACTATTAAGAAAAATGAACTAGGATATAAGAATAAATTAGAAGAATTAAATAAAAAAATTGTTGAATTAAATAGTAATAGTTTATTATTAGAAAGAGAAAATAGTGAATTATATAATAGTATTAAAAAAAATGAACTAGAATATAAGAATAAATTAGAAGAATTAAATAAAAAAATTGTTGAATTAAATAGTAATAGTTTATTATTAGAAAGAGAAAATGTGAAATTTAAAAAAAATGAACTAGAATATAAGAATAAATTAGAAGAATTAAATAAAATAAAAAAAAATGTAAATATTTTAAAAAAAAAAATGAATATTTTAAAAGGGAAAATAAATAAATTTTATACAATTATTAATAATAATAAAGAGGATATAATTAATAATTTAATTAAAAAATCAAATAATAATTGGATATTAGATTCTTCTGAAAGAAAATTACATAGAGATATGTTAGAATACATTTGTTTATTAATGACAGAAAATTTTTAGGAAAAGAATTGTTTGATATCATTGTAGCCTAAATTAATTAAAAAATTTCTGGTTGATTGATTAGGTATTTTAAAAATATAAAATAAATTTATCCATTTTGATGGATAAATATCAGAATTATATGAATATATACAATTAATTTTAAGTGTTTTATTTTTATTTATATAAGGTTGATTATTAGTAAAACTTCCATCTATATAATTTTTATTAAACCCAATAATTATTGGTATTAATGAACTTGATATTAACATTTTAATTAATTGATTTTTAGATATAGGTTTTATTAAAATGTTTTTAGGAAATCCATTATTAATTTCAGTAATAGATATAAATAATTTATCAAATATTATTTTTAAATTATTATCATCTAATAAAATAATGTTGTTTATAAAATTTTCCATAAAAGTACAACACATAAAAGGAACAGAAAAATATGTATTTTTAATTAATTTATTTAAAAATTCATTTATTTTATTTAATAAAAAATCATAAGAATATAAATCATATTTAATTAATAAAAATATAGTTGCTGCAAAAGAGCCGGCGGAACTTCCAAAACAAATAAATTCTTTATTTTTATAATTTTCATTTAAAAATTTAATAATACCCATATAATAAAACAGTCCTAAAAAGCCACCACCCGCCATAGAAATTGAATTAAAGTTATTCATAATATTTATATTATAATACTTTTAGAAAGTAATTTAAATAAAAAAAGTTGATTAAAGTTTAATTAAAAGTTAATTATATTTTTTTTTTATAATACTTTTTTTATTATAAATACTTTTATAAATTAGTAATTTTAAATTTTTTTAAATAATTTTAAATAAAAAAAAATAAAAAAAAAATTTGATTTAAAAATAAATTTATATATATAATTAAACAAAAAAATGTCAGTACAATTATCAAAAAACTTAAATGTATCCGAAATTAAATTTTCTGAATTAAAAAAGAATAAACATGGTGGTCACGGTGCTTGGATTCAACCTAAAACAATAATTCAAACACCTGTAATGAGTGCTCCTTTTGATTTACAAACATATACAGATGAAAAAACAGGAAATAAAACTTATTCTTTTGGTTTATCATTTAGAGGGATGGATGAAAATGAAAAATTAAAAAAATTTTATAATAAATTATTAAAAATAGATGATAAAATAATTGATGATGGAGTAAAGAATTCTAAAAAGTGGTTTAAACAAAAATATAAAAGAGATGTAGTAAAAGCATTTTATAATCCAATTGTAAAACAATCAATGACAGATGGTGTTGCTGATGGAAAATATCCACCATCTTTAAAATTAAAACTACCAAAAATGGACAATAAATTTACAACAATCATTTTTAATAATAAAAAAGAAGAATTAGATTTACTGGAATCTTTAACAAAAGGATGTAAAGTAAAAGCTTTATTAGAATTTCGTTCAATATGGTTTTCAGGGAGCAAATTTGGAATAGTTGTAAGACCTATTCAATTAAAAGTAAAAGTAGCAGAAAGTAGAATAACTGGTTTTGCATTTATTGAAGATAGTGAGAGTGATGATGATGATAGCGAATTAGATAATATTGAATAATTAAAAATGAAATAGAAATAGATAATAATAAATAAATTTTTTTTATAATTTTTCATAATTTTTTTGATTATAAAATTTTAAAATAATTTTCATACCTACAATAAATAAATTAAATTTAAGAGTAATTTTAATAATTGTAATAGTTTTATCGTCACCATTATGATCTACCAAAAAAAATCTTAATATTTTAGTAATTTTAAAATTACTGGTTTTTGTGTTAAAAAATATTTTTAATTTTTTATTTATTTTTAATTTTTTATTTTTTTTTAATTTTCCTATAAAGTAATTATATTTATATATATTTAGTTGTAAATTTTGAATAATGAAAGCAAAAGTACTTTGTGTACATGCTAAAGCAAAATTAATTGAATTGTTTTTATAATATTTAATAATTATTTTTAAAAATTCTTTATTTGGTTTTATAATTTTATTATTAATTATAAGTGTACTTCTGTTTGTATCTAAAAAAAATTGATTAAAAATATCTTTTTTATTTTTATAAGATTTAGAAATATCTTCAAATATATTAAAATGTTTAAGATAAATAATTTGTTTTTGATTATTTTTAGTAGTATAATTCATAATATTTTTTAAATTATAAAAATTATGTAACAAAATATAATTATTTTTTATATTATTTTTTATAAAATTATTTTTTATATTATGTTTATTAACAAATATATAATCATATTCCATAATTATATTATATTTATTTTATTTTTAATAAATTTTTAAAAATAAATTTTAAATCTTTTTCATTTAAATATTTATTATTATAAGTATGAATAATTTTAATTTTATTAAATAAATGATTGGCTTTAGATGTGTTATATTTATTATATAAATAATTAAGAAAAAAGAATTGTATATAAAGTGTGTTAATAGAGTTATAAAGTGATAAATTAATTTTAAAATCAAAAATTAATTTTTTAATAACATTAAAAAGATTTTTAAAAGATAATTTTAATAGTATAGAATGAAAAGCTTTATTTAAATAATTTAAATGAAATTCTAAATTATATTTATTTTTAATACAAAATTTAAAAACTTTAATAAAAATATTTGAAAAACAAATACAAGAATGTTGAATAATAGATAATTTTTTATTTTTATTTTCATTAAATATTAAAGGACCTATTGTTTTATTGTAAATGAATAATTTAGTATCAGTAATATTTATATAATTATCAAAAAATTTAGTTTTTGCAATATCTATATATTCATTAAATAGTAAAATTGATCTATTTGATAAAAATATAGCTAATTTAATATTATATGTATGAAAATAAATAACCCAAAATATATTTGAAACAATATTTAATAATTCAATTGAATAATATATATTTTTTAATTTATTAAAACTTTTAATTAATGCTTCTAAAATTAATTGGAAATAATAAAATGAGATTTTATTATTTTCAATTTTAATAGATTTATTTTTTTTACTTTTAATAAATTTAAGTAGTTCTTTATTTTGTATCATTAACTAACTTAATTATTAAATTTAAAATATTTCTACGTTTAATAATAAAAAATTTTGTACTCTAAAATAATATAAATTTTATAAAAAAAGCATATTTACAAAAATTAAAATTTAAATAAATTTTAAAAAAGCATATTTACAAAAATTAAAATTTAAATAAATTTTAAAAAAGCATATTTACAAAAATTAAAATTTAAATAAATAATAAAAAGCATATTTTGTAACAAACAAATATTTAATTAAATATTAAAATCTATTTATAACAGTATATATAATACTATATTAAATATAGTAAATATTTGATTGGTTGTTTTAAATAAAAATAAAAAATATTTAAAATTTTTTTATTTATATTAAATAAAAGAATGACTGAAATTAATTATTTTAAATCATATTTAAAATCACAATTTAAAATAGACAAAGATACAAAAAAAGTAACACATACATGGATGAATAGGCCTGGTTTATCATTAAATATTTCAAATGAAGAATTAAATGAGTTTTATGAAAAATACTATGAGGCAGTTTTTAAAAATAAAGAAAATTGTTTTTTAACAGAAGTTCCAGATAGTTGTGGTTATTGTCAATTAAAAGTAGATTTAGATTTTAAACATAAAATAATTAATGAAGATGATAATAAAAGAAAATATACAAATGATCATATAACAAAGATAATAAGATTATATATGAATATTTGTGAAGAATATTTAAAATCTGAATCTTTACAAAAAAAAAACAGACTTTGTTTTATTTTTGAGAAAGATACACCTTCTATAGTAAGAAAAGATAATAACATATATTTAAAAGATGGTATTCATATAATGTTTCCATTTTTAATTTTACCTTGGGCTTTTCAATTAAAAATCCGTGATTATGTTTATAAAAAAAGTAATGATATTTTAAAAAATTTAAATTTAATTAATCCACCAAGTGATGTTTTTGATTTATCAATTATTCATAGAAATAATTGGTTAATGTATGGAAGCAAAAAACCAAATGGTTTACCATATTTATTAACACAAATATATCAAATAAAATCAAACAAAATGAAAAAAATCAAAAATATTCATGAAAAATATTCAAATAAAATTTTAATAGAATTATTAAGTATAAGAAATCATACTCAAAATTATGCTTTTTTTAAAGAAGATAAATGGGAAAAAATTGAAGCAGAAAATAAAAAACAAATAAGAATTAAATCATCTTTATTAAAAGCACCGAAAAGAAGTAAAAAAAAATATAAAAGAGAAATTTCCAAAAAACATTTGGAAAGTATAATAAGTTTAGTAGATTTATTAAATAAAAATAGATTTGAAAATAGAAATAGTTGGATAGAAATAGTTTGGTGTTTACATAATATACATAATAAGGATGATATTTTATTAGAAAAAATGATAAAAAGAAGTCAAGGTGCTGAAGGTTATACAAATGAAGAAGCAGAAGGTTCTTGTACAAAAGAATGGAATAATGCTTATGATGAAGGTTTAGGAGAAGGTACATTAAGAATGTGGGTAAAAGAAGATAATAAAGATGGTTACATGCAATTTCAAAAAGATACAGTTTGGGAACAAATGATAGAAGCGTTAAAAAATCCACAACCTTTACCTTATGATTTTGCAGAAATTTTGTATACTATATATAAAGATGAATATGTTTGCGCATCTTATACAAAAAACTTATGGTATCATTTTGAAAAACATTTATGGATTCAATTAGAATATCCTGTAGCTCTTAAAAATAAATTGTCAATAGAGGTTTATAATATGATAAGAACATATGTTATGAAATACTATGATAAATCATCAGGTGAATTAGGAGATGATAGTCATAAAAAAGCAATGAGAACTTTAAGAGCTGCCGGATCTTTAAAATGTACATCTTTTAAAAATAATGTAATATCAGAAAGTAAAGAAGTATTTTATGATAAAACTCAAGAATTTGTAGAAAGTTTAGATGAAAAGAGACATTTATTAGGGCTTAAAAATGGAGTTTATGATTTAGATAAAATGGAATTAAGATCTGGAAGACCTGAAGATAAAATTACACTTTGCTGTGGTGTTGAATATCCTGATGAATATGATTGTTATTTATATGATAAAAAATCAACAAAAAAAATAAATTGGAAAGAAATAAATAAAGAAGGTAAATCAATCGGTATTAATAAAATAATTAATAATGCTATTTATGATACAGAAAAATATAATGGATTTTTAGAAGATAACCCATTATACCAAATAATGACTTCTGTTAAACAAATTTTACCTAGTGAAAAAAAACGTGAATATGTTTTAAAATTATTAGCAAGTTATTTAAATGGTAGTACTAAAAATGAAAAATTTATCATATGGACAGGTAGTGGTTCAAATGGTAAATCTCTTTTAACAGATTTATATGAAATGACAATAGATACATATGCTTGTAGATTACCAGTAGCCTTATTAACAAAAAAGAGGGCTGCTTCTAATGCTGCATCACCAGAATTAGCAAGAACAAAAGGTAGAAGATTTGCTGTATTACAGGAACCTGATCAAAAATCAAGAATAAATGTTGGATTAATGAAAGAATTAACAGGAGGGGACAAAATCCAATGTAGAGAATTATTTCAAAATCCAATTGAATTTAAACCTCAATTTAAGTTAATTTTATGTTGTAATGAATTACCATCATTACCACCAGATGATGGTGGTACTTGGAGACGTGTTAGATTAGTAGATTTCACTTCTAAATTCGTTGATGAACCAGACCCAGATAATAAAAATGAATTTCCAATTGATAGAACTTTAAAAGATAAATTTGAAGAATGGAAAGAACCATTTTTTTGGCTTTTATTACAATATTATAAAAAATATGAAGTTGAAGGATTAAAAGAACCACCAGAAGTGTTAGAAGCTACTAAAAAATACAGAGAAAAAATTGACATTATTCAACAATTTATAGGAGAAGAAATAATTATTACAAAAAATAAAAAAGATATTTTATTATTAGAAGATGCTTATGATTTATACAAAGAATGGTTAAAAAAAATGCATCCTTATCAAAAAATAATGAATAGTAAAGACTTTAAAGATATTTTAAGTTCTAAACTTAAAAAACCATATCAACATTCTGATACACTTGTTCATAAAAAAAGAGTTAAAAAAGGATGGATTGGTTTTAAATTAAGATATGATGATAATTCGAGTGATTCTGATTCTGATGTAGAAGATAAAAATCAAATTATTCAAAAAAATCAAACAATTAAATTCTAAACAATTAAATTCTAATTAATATAAGTTATTATTAATTGTTTATCATTTTTCCAATAATTTAAAAATTTAAATAATTTAATTATGAATTTTTTATTTGTTTTATATTTTTTAATTTCTTTTTGTTGATTTTTTTTTAGTTTTTTTTTTAATTCCCACCAAGGAGGCTCAGATTGTTTTAATAATTGTTGTTTTTTTAATAATTGTTTTTTTAATAATTGTTTTTTTAATAATTGTTTTTTTAATAATTGTTTTTTTAATAATAATTGTTGTTTTAATAATTGTTGTTTTTTTATTTTTTTTTTAAATTGTTTTTTTTTAAGAAGTTTATTATTTTCTTCTAAATTATATTCACAACTTAAATAAGTTTTTGTTAAATTTTTACTAAAATTTTGAATATTAGTTGTTGTTTCAATATCTTCATCTAATTTAATAATTTTTATTATTTTCTTCATTTAAAAAAAAATAATATAATTTTAATAATATTTTAACATTTAATTTTTAATAAATTAATAAAAAAAATAAATATATAAATTAATGGCTTGCAAAAAAATATCACCGGTTATTAATAAATTAACAAGGAGACAAAAAAGAAATTTAAGAAATAAAAGACGGAAAAAGAAAAAAAGAGAAGAAATGATAGATAATTATAAAATTAATCTTTTTGTAACAGAGTCTAAAATATTAAATAATACATGGGACGGAATTGTAAAAAAAGACTGTCCCTGGGAAACTGATATTAAAGAAATAGAAGATAATTATTTTTACAAAGTATTAAAATTTTTAAAAATTTATTAAATAATAATTTAAGCCATTTTTTTTAATTTATATTTTTAATATAATATTATATATATATTACAATGAGTAAATATATAGGATATTTTTATGATAATGATTCTTATCACAAAAAATTTAATTATATTTGTAAAAATGTTTTATTTAAAAAAGCAAGAAATGGTGAAAAAAATATAAAGTGTCCTTTAAAAAAATTAAATTTTTTAAGTAAATTGTACAGTAAATATACAAAAAATATAACTAATTATCATAAGAGTGGTATAAGTATTACAAGTATGAAAACTTTATTAAAAAATATAAATACTAAAAACAATATTAAAGCTATATTTTTTGATTTTGATCAAACAATAACTTCTCATAATGGTTTATTTGAACAAGATATATTTTTAAAAATTATTAATATTTTAAAAAAAAATAATTATTCAAAAAAAAAAATTTATAAACAATATTGTAGTTATTGGTTTGGTAATTATAGTAGATTTAAGCTTTTTAAAAATATATTAATTAATCTTAAAAATAAAAATATATTTGTATTTATAATAACCGCAAATAAAAAAAATGTTGTATCATCATTTTTAAATAGAATAAATTTATTAAATCTGTTTACAGGTATTTATTCTATTCAAGAAAATAAATTAGAAAAATATGAAATTATAAAAAAATTATGGGATAAAATATAAATTAAGTTGAAATTATTTTATAATTATTTGTTTTAATTTTATTTAATTTATCAAATTCAATTTTTATTAATTTTTTAATTTTTATATCTTCAACTATTAAATCTATTAATTCATTAGGTAAATTACAATTTTTATTTAATTTTATCCCTTTAATATTTTTCCATTTTTTTTTATTCATAATATTTAATATTATTTTTTTTTTTAAATAAATTTTATTTATTTAGAATGTTTATTACAATAAAAAATATTAAGACCAGAATTTGTATTAAAAACACAACTACCTGATTTTAAAACTCTTTTATTACAAATTTTTCCTTTATTTTTACCAGATTTTAAAATACCTTGACAAAAATATTTTTGTTTAATAAAATCAGAATATTCTTTATGTATTTTATATATTGGTAAATATCCGGTTTTTAATATTAAATTTTTATTATTTGTACGACAATAGGGACATACACATTTTTGTTTAATTTTATATTCTTGAATTATACAATTATAATGAAAACTGTGTCCACATTTTATTTTTATTAAATCTCCTTGTTCATAACAAATAAGACATTCGTTCATCTCAGTCATATTTTTTTTTGTTTTAATACATTTATATAAAATATTTTTAAATAAAAATAAAAAATGTTTTTAAATTAAATAAATATTTTAAATAAATATTTTAAAAAAAAGAGTTACAATTAATATTAATAAAATGATAAAAAATTATAATAATGTTAATACTAAAAAAATTAATATTTGTTATAATGAAATAGAAAAACTAAATAAAAACTTTTATTTTATTCCAATTGTATATAAAAAAAATGAATTAATAATTCAAACACCTAAATTATATATACCATTTAATGTTACTAATTTTAAAAATAAATCTTTTATAACTTTTAAAATTAATATTTTTAAAAATGAATTATTTTGTAAATTTTTAAATAAATTAAATAAAATTATTAAAAAAAAAGCATCAATTATTTCTAAAAAAATAAATAATAAAATAAAAAAGTTCAAATCTCCTTTTAAGGTTTTTGAAAATGATTTTAATATATCTTTAACTTTACAAATAAATAATAATACACAAATTTTTAATAATAAAAATATAAAAATTAATAAAATAAAACCCCAAAATTATTCAAAATTAATTATATACATATCTAATATTTGGATAAAAAATGATATGGTAGGTATAAAATTTAAATTATTACAATTAAAAATTTATAATAAAATATCTTATATTGAAAAATGTTTAATTTTAGATTCAGATGAAGAAGAAGAAAATAGTCATATTTGTAAAATATGTAGTAAAAAATTAAAAGTAAATATTAAAAATATAAAAGAAGATAAAAAAAAAGATAAAAAAGAAGATAACTTTTTAAAAGATTTAGATGATAAATATAAAAAAATGTATAAATTAGGAATTCCAAAACAAGCAATTTTACAAAAAATTCAACTTGATAAATGTTTTAATATTAGAAATAAATTAAAAAAAACAGTAAGGAATAAAAATACAAGGAATTCCAAAAATAAATCAAATAACAATATAATAACATTAAATGATATTTTAACTGCTAAAAAAAAATTAAAAAAAACAGGTTTTAAATTACTTTAATTTTTATTTTAAACACATACACAATTACCTTTTTGACCTGTTAAATAAATACCAATTGTTCCATTTGAACATAAACAAGAATTTGGCATGTCATTTTTTAAACAAAATTCTTTAGTAAATCCATTATTTATACAATTTTTATAATTATTTCTTAAATTTTGAGATTTTATTGGTAAATTATTTGGTCCTAAATAATTATCAATATTATTTAAATTACTTGTATCATAAGGGTCATAAGTTATATTAGTTCCTTCACAATAAAATGTTCCATCATTATTAAAAAGAATATTATTACAATTACTAATAATACTTGGTAAAAAATACTCAATATTATTATAGTTTTTATATTTTATATAAAAAAAAAATATTAAAATACTTAATAAGATTAATAAATATATTTTCATTTAATATATATAATTATTTAAATATATATAAATTAATTCAGGTTAGATTTTATTTAATCATTCATCATCAGAAACATCTGATTCATCATCATCAGAACTATCATCATCATCAGACTCAATAATTTCAATTGTACTATTTTTATCTTGTTTATCTTCTTTATCTTCTTTATCTTCTTTATCTTCATTATCTGAATCAGAATCATGTTTAATCTCTTTTTCTGGTTTAATGTTGTTTTGTTCTACTAACATTTCATCATCAGAATCTGTTAAAAATGCGTATCCAGTAATTTTTTCACTAGGTTTTAGCTTCATTTGAATAGCTTTCCAACCCATACCAAAATTACCACTTGCAAACCATAACCCTGTACTTTGAATTAATACTTTTACTTTAGCCCCAGGTTTAATATTTTCTAATAAATCAATTTTATCTTTATTTTTATTATAAACCTCTGTTAAAAATTCTTTATCTTTAGTTTGAGGCAATTTAATATTAAAATTATCTGGAAATTTTCCAGTTTCTTCTAAAGATTCAGGATCTTTATATTTTTTTAAACAAGGTTTATATTTTGCTTTTATAACTTCTTCTGATAATTTAGATTTAAACCATTTAATACTATTTTTTTTAGCTGCTTTTAAAATAGCAGCATCTAATTGTGATAACATTGTATGAAATTGTCCTACTTTTTTGTTATCATCTACTCTTAAAGAAGTTGTAAGAGAATATTTCTCATTATATGGTTTTAATGTGAATGGTACATTTAATTCAGGAGTTTGAATTACAAAGAATGATTTCTTATAATTTGCAAAGCATAGACTGCCTCCATGTTTATTTTTAAACAATTCAGAGAATGTTAATTTTTTAGCATTAAATGATTTCGGTTTTACAATTTGATTGATATTCATTTTTTAATTTAATAATACATAAAATATATTTTTTAAATCAAATTTTTTTTATTTTTAATTTTTTTAAAAATATAATTTAAAAAAAAAAAATAATTTAAAAATAAAAAAAAAATTATTATTAAATAATATAAAAATATTAATATTAAAAAAAAAATAAAAAAATTAAA